GAGCCCGCCCGAGCCGATGGGCGTGTCCGAGGTTCCCGATTGGCCGCCGGAGAGGAACCGCTTGCCATCCTCGACCAGTTCCCTCGCGTGGATTTGGTCGTACCGCGCCAGGTAGCGGTCGCGGAACGACGCTGCGCCCGGCGTCACCTTGCCCCTGCTTTCGGGGTAGCGTATTTCGGCGGGCTTTTTCGAGAGCAGGTGCTCGTCAACGAAGTCGCGGAACGCCAGCATTTTCTTGTCATCGCCGTCCTTGAGAACGGTGACGCCCTGTGGCGCGAAGCCCATCGCCAGCAACTTTGCGTTGGCGATCTGCTTTTCGGCGGTGGCGAGCACGGAGTCGGAGTAGGCCGTCACCATGTCCTCGGGCGTATCGCCGGTGATGAAGCTCCCGAACGACGCGCTGAGCGTCTTCCGGGTGTCCTCGTCGAGTCCCTGCTGATCGCTGAGCCGCTTGCCGAACTCGGAGATTCGGGAGAGCCGCCGCGTCTCGCGCTCGGTCTCTTTTTTCTTTTCGGAGGCAAGCCGCTTCGTGAACATGTCTTCCGCGTCGGCGGCGGAGAGATACTTCGCGGAGTCGGTGGCCGGAGCGGGGACTGGGTCGGGTTGTTTTGCGGGCGGGGGCGGGGTCGAGAGCGCCTTGCGCTCGGAGGCGATGGCGTCCATCGCCAGCTTCTTCACCTCGTCCTCGGTGCTTTTGTCTGTGAGTTTCTTTTCGATCTCCGCGCCCAGCCGTTTGACCGCCTCGTCGGGCAGTCCGCAGCCGAGCATGATTGCGGCAAGATACTTTTTCGGGTCCACTGGTTTTTCCTCCTCGTGGTGTTGGTCTGTTGAAAGTTCCTTTTCGAGTTCCGGGTGAAACACAACCCGAACCTCGTCGTCGGCGTCGAGCTTCCGAGACAACATCAGAGGCTCCTGATCCCGAATCACAGGACTGTTTGTGAGAATGCACGCCTCGAAGACACATCCGATTCGCGTTCCCGTTTCGTTGTCCTGGTAATCTTCGTCGTATTCCGCGCTGAGATATTTAAATTCTTTGTTTTTCACCGCCTCGATGCCGGGCGGAGTCCACTCGACCAGGGCGCGCAGGCGGTTGCCCTCGGCCTTCAAGTCTTTGAACCACCCGGCGGCGCGCCCGTCGCCGTAATGCCCGAATTTCAGCGGTACGTCGAGCTTCGTGGCGCGCGCCTTGAAATGCCGTTCCATGCTGGAGATCATCGCGGGGGTGATTTCGAACCAGTCGTAGCGCGGGTCGTATCGCTTGCCCGCGATGATGGGCGTAAGCCAGGTTGTCACAGGGTCGTCGCCGGTCGCCTCTGCGAGTTTCTTGAGAACCCCGCCGGACAGGGACGTTGTAAAAATTACAAGTTTACGTTTCATTTGCGGTCAACCTCCCACTGAAAAACGGGCTTGAGCCAGCACAGGCAGAGCGGGTGCGGGATTTCGGGAACGTCGTCAAACGGAAAGACTCCCCGGCCCAGCCCGTAATTATTTTGATTTGCGTACTCGTCGCAAAGGTCGTATCGGGGGTGCGACGGGGACAGGTTCCAGCCCATGCCGACCGTTCCGAAGGCCTCGCGGGAACTCGCCGTGAACGCCCAGCGGTTGACCCTGTTCGTTTCGGTGATGAGCACGCGCTCGAAATTGAACACGATGTTTTTCTCGCCCTTTCGGGCGAACAGTTTTGCGACGTCGTCCCCGATGCGGACCGCGCGGGTCTGGCCAAGCGCCTTTTCGATTCGGCGGACTGTTTCGGCGTCCGGCGCTTTGCCCCGGAGCAGGTCGCGGAGCGTGCGGTCAATGGCCTCGCCGCGGGCGACGCCGTCCCGAAGAGCGGCGACGATTTTTTCACGCGCCCCGGCGTCGAGATTCCACAGGCGGGGACTGAGCGAGAGGCCGTCCGAGGCCACGTACCTGTCGAGCATCTCGAGGGCGCGATTGCGGGCCGCGAGCATGGCCGATTCGGCGACCTCGACGCGGGCAATTCTGGCGACCGGGGCGATTCGCTCCGCGCCGTTCCCCGCCGCGCGGCGCAGCGCCGTGGTGAAATGGTCGTTTCGGTCGAGGGTGAGAACCGCGAGCTTCGCGCCGATGGCGCGCTCGAGGCCGGGCAACGCGGTCGAGCGGAGCCTGCCGTCCGAGTCGGCGCCGTCCGCGACGTCGAGCCGGACGATTTTCCCAGTTCGCAGGTACAGCGCGCCGAGCGACGCGATGAGGGCGCGATGCTCGCGCAGCCACCCCTCGCGTTCCCGGTACACCGCCTTGTGTATTTTTTCGCTTCGTTCACGGTCTGTCATTTATCAGGCTTTAGGCCTTGGGCCTTAGGTCTCATTTGTTTCCAACATACGTTGCGCTGTCCTTGCCGCGTTTATTTCCCTCGACGATTGTGAATTTCGGCCTGCCGTTTTCGTCCGTCTCGAGGTCTTCCTCGATCCGCGTTCCGTACGGGTCCTCGCGCTCGCGGGCGCGTTCCCGCATTTCGATAATTCTGTCCCAGTTCAGCCCGAGGGTCTCAGTGAACACGTGCTCCTCGGGGACGTTCGCCGAAAGCTCTTTCAGCGCCCGATCCAGCTCCTGGTTCGGGGTCTCGACCTTGCGGCCCATGAGCTCGAGGTACCAGTCGTAGGCGTCGGCGTTGATTCCGTTCAACAGGAATTCGAGCCGAAGCGATTCGTTGTAGCCGTCACAGAGCGATTCTTGTATTTCCTCGATCATTTCGTACAGGTCGCCGAGCGTGTCCTCGAAAACGTCGCGGTTCAGGGAATCGGCAAGGATGCCGAAATGGTGCGCGTGGGTGCCCGCGCCTCCGTAAAACTTCTGGTTCAGGTACGCCACGTCCTTTATCTGGTCGAGATTCGCATCGCCCTGGATGGCCGTGACGCTGCCTTTTTGGTTCGAGAAAAGGTCGGAGTCCACCCTGAGCGGATTTTCGAGCGAGTCCCTGTTTCGCGCTTTGTACGCCTGAAGGCTCTCTTCATTGGCGCCCTCGAGGACGTGGAGCAGGCGGAGCGCGGCGCGGACACGGCGACGAATGACGAGGTCGTCGTCGGTCATCGAAATCTGCATGGCGCGCTTGCGTTCGGCGTCGATCAGCGGACGCCCATACAACTGGTTGCATTCCTCGTCGAGCTTGACCCACGCGATCTGCCACCGGGCGAATTTCGTGACGACGGTCATTCCGCTCATGGCGTCCATCTGCGAATAGGCGTTGTCAGAGTTTGGGAATTGGCCCTTGTCGTCCATTTCCGGGCGCATCGTTTGCGTTGGCATCGTCACAAGTTGTTCGACGCGGTTGTTCCCGCTGACGACGTTCTGGATCACGAGGTTCCCGTGTTTGAGCAGGCGCTTTGCGTGCGACTTGCGGGTCGCCCGCTTGTCCAGCCCGACCCGCCGAATCCATTCCTCGGCGATCTCCGTCATTTTTTTGTTTTCGGTTTTACAGACAAATCTGACGCCGCCCCGCGTGGCGATCCGGGCGAGCTTGCTGTGCAGCGTTTTGACCTGGCCGTCCTTCTGGTCGAGCGCCTCGATCTCGGCAATCTTGGTTTTTATGTCGGTGAGCTGCCCGACCTTCTCGAACTCGAACATAAACGGCGAGGACGCATACGTCGTGCCGCGAAGGGTGACCTCGGCGGGCTTCGGGGCCGCCTTCCAGAACAGGCCGGATATTTTATTCCAGAGGCTCATGCGGAAAGCCTCCCAAGGTTGCGGTCTCCGGGGTTCAGGAGGGCGTCGCGGGAGATCGAGGACGTGTCGAGAATCGTCGGGATGAGCAGGACTCCCTGCGTGCCCAGCGCGTAGAATGCCATCGCGCCCGAGTCGGGCAGGTCGTCGCCGACCGACGCTTTTATCATTTTGTAGGACGAATAACCTTTTCCGGTTTTCTCCTCGCGGATGTTCTTGAATTGCTCGACGAGCCGCTCGATGACGGCGTAGTCCGGGTCGCGGCGCGTTTCGTCGGTGACCAGCGGGAGAAACACGCGGTCGCCGTGAACCTCGTGCTGCATGAACGTGAACGCGGCGTGCTTCATGAAACCGTCCATGCGGATCGGCTGAAACGGCCACTCGCGCCAGCTCGATGCCGCGCTGCCCCCGAACTCTTTTCGATTGATCGTGACGAGGCGGCGCTCCCACAGCGCGTCGCAAATGTTCGCGCACAGCGCCACACCGTAGGCGTCGCACATCGATATTCTTTCGTTCGGCCTGAAATACGCCCAGAGGTCAACGACGTCGCGCAGCACGACCTCCTCGGAGACGGTCGGGTCCCACTCGCGGGCGAGCAGGAGCAGCGTCCGTCCGGGAAGCGACTCCCAGATCGTGAGGGCGTACCGCGACGGGTGATCGCCCTCGCCGTGCCCGCCGATGTCGAGGCACAGCGCGAGAACCGAGTTCGGGGCGCGGCGTTTGTACGTCCCGCCCGGTACCGGCAAGGCCGGCTCGAGGCTGAGCAGGTTGCCGCGAGCCATCGCGCGGCGAAGGTATTTTTCGTGGAAGAAATTCTTCGAGCTGCTCGACAGGCAAAGCAGCGACCGCGCGAACTGGTCGTCGGTCATCTCGGCGGCCAGCGTCTGGAACGTCGCCGCGTCAATGATTCCCAGAGTCATGCCCTGAAAAACGTCAATCGTAGGCAGGCGGTAATAATTCCGGTCGGCAACGTATTTGTCCAGCAGCCCCGCGCCCTTGAAAACTCCGGTCACGCGGATGCTTTTTTCGTAGCGGATGTCCTGCGCGAACAGGCTTTGCGAGCTGAGCGCGGTGAGCAGGAAGCGATCGCGCAGGCGGTTCTCGTCAACGTCGTCCCACTCGTCAACTTCGGCGATGGGGCTGTTGATCGAATCGAGGTTGGACGTGATTCCGAAAGTCCGGGCGGCGCTCGAGTTCACGAATTCAAAGCGCGTCTCCGAAAGCTGCCGCTTCCCCTCCTTCCACTTCACAAAGGCGGTAAGGATGGGCGAGCGGCGGATCGCCTCG